TGCGGCTGAGGCTCTGTACGGGTCTGGGGATCTTGCTCGACCGGTCTGACCTGCGGTTGTACGCGGCCTGCTGCCTCGGTGTAAGTGCCCGGCTGCCGAGTATCCCTCGCCTGGTCGGCCACCTTGTTCAGCCCTGCGCCGCATCCCGTCACGGGCCGGCGCACGTCCCGACACGGGAGAGTGATCAATGTCTGGCATGGGACCTCCGCCGAAGCCGGAGGGGAAGCGGGCGCGGCGGAACAAGGATGGCGTTCCGGGCACGGTGCTCACGTTCAAGCCGGCCGACCAGCCGCCGTTGCCGCGGATGGGTTCGAAGTTCCGGTGGCCGGCGGCTACGCGCACCTGGTGGGCGATGTGGGGCGACTCGGCGCAGGCCGAGCTGATGACGGCGACGGACTGGTCGTTCCTCGTCGACACGGCACTGATCCACGCGTTGTTCTGGAGTGGACGTACCGACCTCGGAGCCGAGCTGCGGCTGCGGGTGGCGAAGTTCGGCGCGACTCTCGAGGACCGTGCGCGGCTGCGGATCACGTTCGCCGACGCGGATAAGGCCGACGGCGTCGAGCGGACGCCGCCGAAGTCGAGTCGTGAGCGCCGCGGCGCGTTGGTGTCGATGCCGACCGGAGAGTCCGCGTCGGGTGCGACCGCGGGGTGATCGGTGCCGTGGAAGCCGTCGGAGCCTGGCGAGGTTCCGACGCTCGGCTACGTCGTCATCGACTGGATCACGGCCTATCTGGCGGCTCCGGACCGGATCGAGTACGAACCGTTCTTGCCATACCTGGAGCAGGAGGACTTCCTGCTCCGGTTCTACGAGCTGGACCCCCGGACCGGGAAGCGCCGACGCCGACGCGGGGTGATCTCGCGGCCGCGCGGGTGGGGGAAGTCGCCACTGCTGGCCGCGATGATGGCCGTGGAGGCGCTGGGGCCGGTTGTGCCGGACGGGTGGGACGCGGACGGGCAGCCAGTCGGCAAGCCGTGGTCGCTGGTCCGCACGCCCATCGTGCAGGTCGCCGCCGTGTCCGAGAAGCAGACCAGGAACACCTGGGACCCGCTGCTGGAGATGCTGCGCGAAGGCCCGGTCCTCGACGAGTACGACATCGAACCGCTGGACACGTTCGTCAACCTGCCGAAGGGCCGGATCGAGCCGATCACCAGCGCGGCGAGCACCACCAAGGGTGGCAAGCCGGTGTTCGCGGCCCTGGACCAGACCGAGGAGTGGGTGAAGTCCAACGGTGGACTGAACCTGTTCCAGAAGATCAAGAACAACACGGCGAAGATCGGCGGATCGTTCGTCGAGTCGCCGAACGCGTTCATCCCCGGTCTGGAGAGCGTGGCCGAGCACTCCGCGGCGTTCTGGGAGTCGATCCAGTCCGGTAAGGCGCGTGACGACGGTCTGCACTACGACCACCGCGAAGCACCGGAGACGACCAGCCTGGTCGACCGCGATTCGCTCGTGCTCGGTCTGCGGATCGCGTACGGCGACTCGTCGGCACACCCCGACGGGTGCGTGCTGCATGATCCGCCGTGCCCGCCTGGGCACTCGGACCTCGACCACCTGGTCGCCACGATCTGGGACCCGACCTCGGACGTCCAGGAGTCGCGTTCGGACTTCCTGAACCAGGTCACGCACGCGTCCGACAGCTGGTTGACCAAACCGCAGGTCGGCGCGTGTCGAGATCTGGCGAAGTGGGTCGAGCCGGGCGAGATGATCACGCTGGGGTTCGACGGTTCGCTGAAGCGTTCGGAGGCCGTGACCGATGCCACCGCGCTGGTCGGGTGCCGCGTGTCGGATGGCCACCTGTTCGAGGTTCGGGTGTGGGAGCAACCCGCAGGGCCCGAGGGCCGGGACTGGATGGTCCCGGAGATCGAGGTGGACGCCGAGGTCCACCAGACCTTCAAGGACTACAACGTGGTCGGGTTCTTCGGGGACCCGGCGAAGTGGGCGACCTGGCTGGTGTCGTGGGAGGCCAAGTACCACGACCGGCTGAAGGTGAAGGCCACCCGGGACAACCCGATCCACTGGTGGATGACCGGCGGCAGTGCGACGCAGATCGTCCGGGCGACCGACGAGCTGCACACGGCCATCGTGAAGAGGCAGTGCACGCACGACGGGTCGTCGGCGTTGACACGGCACCTGGTCAACGCCCGACGGCGCATGTCCCGCGCCGGGATGCAGATCGCGAAGGCGCATCCGGAGTCCGACAAGAAGATCGACGCCGCGGTGGCCGCGATCCTGGCGTGGCAGGCGCGGCTTGCCGCGATCGCGGCCGGCCTGGCCGAGCCGCTCGAAGAGGCCGGCTCCTACTCGTTCTGAGTCCAATGAGGGGAGTTGCCGTGCCGCTGATCGATGCCGATACCAAGCTGTCGCCGGCGTGGTGGCTGCTTCGCCTCGGCCGTCGGCTGCGCGCACGGCAGAAGGATCTCGCGGCGTACCGGATGTACTACCGCGGTGAGCAACTGCTTCCGCAGGTGCCGGTCGAGGACCGGCGTGCGTGGCTGGAGTTCCAGCGCAAGGCCCGCACGAACATGTGCAAGATGGTTGTGCGCGCCACGGTGGCCCGGCAGCTGAACATCGGGGTGACCGACGCCAAGGGCGAGGAGGACACGCGGGCGTGGTCCTGGTTGCAGCGCAACCGGTGGGACTCCAAGCAGAAGATGCTGTTCCGCTCGGTGCAGTCGACCGGCCGCGGGTTCCTGATGATCGGCGAACACCCCCGTACGAAGCGGCGCCCGCTCATCACGGTGGAGCACCCGACCGAGGTGATCACGGAGCTGGATCCGGCCACCGGCGACGTGCGCGCGGCGCTGAAGGTCTGGTTCGACGACATCGATGAGGTCGGACGCGCAAGCCTGTACCTCGCCCCTGAGGGGGCCAACGGCAAGGCGACGAACCACCGGTTCAAGACGGACACGTGGTCGGCGACGCGGACGATGGCGTGGGGTTCGTCGAACTGGACAGAGGACGGCGACGCCCGGGAGACGGTGTTCGACCGGCCGCCGATCGTGCCGTTCGAGTACATCCCGGACCTCGGCGAGGAACCCGAGCCCGACTTCTGGGAAGTCCGCGACATCCAGGACCGCTTCAACCTGCAGGTCCTCAACCGGATGTTCGTCGAGCGGCTGATGGCTCAGCCGCAGGCGTTCGCGACCGGCGCGAAGGTCAAAAAGTCGGTCGATCCGATCACCGGCATGGAGATCGCGGAGAACCCGTTCCCGCGCGGTGGCGCCGGGGTGTGGGTCAACGAGAACGACAAGGGCGGCTTCGGGCAGCTGCAGCCGGCCGACCTGACCAACCTGATCCGCGGGCACGAGTTCGAGATCCGCACCCTGTTCGTGCTTACCTCGACGCCGGCGTACTACATGCCTGGTGATCTGGTGAACGTCTCGACGGACACGGTGATGGCGCTGGACGCCAACCACGTCGAGAAGGTCCGCGAGCTGAACACCGACGGCGGTGAAGGCATCGAGGAGGCCCTTGGACTGGCCGCGATGGTCGCCGGCGTGGATCCCGACTTCTCCCAGCACGAGGTGCGGTGGGCGGACCCCCGGCACCTCAACCCCGCGGTGCTCGCCGACATGGGTGTGAAGAAGCGGAGCATGGGGTGGCCGCTGCCAATGGTCGCCGAGGACATGGGCGAGTCCCCGCAGCGCGTGTCCCGGTTGCGCGCGGAGGCCGCGACCGAGGCGATGCAGAACGCGCTTGCCCCGACGTTCCAGGCACCCGGCCAGCAGCCGGCAACCGTGCCGGCCGGTGAGCTGGTGCCTGCGGTGCCGGCCGACCTGGTCGGTCTGGCGTAGTCGGTGGGCGAGGTCGAGCGTGCGGCGCTGCTGCGGCAGGTGATCGCCGGCCGCCGGACGCTGCGCCGCGCGCTGGTCGAGTGGATCCGCCGCTGGTTCGCCGCGGCGGAGTCCTTCCGGGACGCTGATCGTGCGCGGTTCGTGCGCGAGTTCACACCGGTCGCGATAGGTGCACAGCGATCGAGTGCGTCGCTGATGTGGGCCTACGAGAGCAGGGTGCTCGCCGACCTCTCTGGTGACCTGCGCGCGCCGGCGCCGATCCAGGTGGACACGGTCTCTGGGGAAGCGCTACGCGGCGTGCCGCCGGAGACGGTGTACGCGCGGCCGTTCACGGAGATCTACCGGCAGCTCAGCGAGGACAAGTCGCTCACGGAGGCCGTCACCGCTGGCGAGCGGCGGGCGATGTTGATCGGCGTCACCGACCTGGAGCTGGCCGAGCGGGAAGCCGCCCGCCAGGTGCTCGCCGGCGATGACCGGGCGCCGGCGTTCTACCGGCGAGGCCTGACTGGAGACGAGAACTGCGCGATGTGCATCGTCGCGTCGACTCAGCGGTACCGAACTGGCGAGCTGATGCCGATCCACCCGGGCTGCGACTGCGTGGTCGAGCCGATCCCCGGCGATCGGGATCCCGGCCAGGTGCTCAACGAGCAACTGCTCGAGCGGGCGCACGAGGCGATCGTCGCGCGGTTCGGAATCTCCGACCGGTCCGGCCGCGAGATCGACTACCGCAAGCTGCTGCTCGTCCGCGAGCACGGCGAGTTCGGGCCCGTTCTGACCGTGGCCCGTCACCTGTTCACCGGCCCCGACGGCGTACCTGCGCCGCGGCCGGCCTGACCGCCTGCCGGCACGGCGAGCGGTTCCTCACCACCCGACACGGGAGTTTCTATGTCCAGGCAGTTCAGGATGTCCGGTCAGCGTTGGGCGCGTCTCGGCCGATCCGCACCTCTCGACGGCGGTCCTGGTGCCGCCGGTGGCGGCGGGCCGGCGGCCGGACCGGCCGGTGTCCAACCAGGCGCCCCCGCAGGCGCCCCGGGCGGCGCTGGCGTGGCCGGCGGCGCACCTGCAGGACAACAGGGCGGGACAAGCGCAGGCGCCAACGGCGGCGGGTCCGACACGGACGACGACCGCGGCTACCCGGCGAACACGCCGACGGCGGAGATGACCCCCGCGCAACAGACCGCCTACTGGAAGCACCACGCACGGAAGCACGAGACCACGGTCAAGGGTCTCGGTCTCACCCCGGGCCAAGAGGCGGCCGAACTGAAGGCGCTCCGCGACGCGCAGGCGGAGCTGCAGAAGCGAAAGGACGCCGAGCTGTCCGAAGTGGAGCGGCTCACCAAGGAGCGCGACGAACTGGCCGTCAAGGCACAGGGCCTCGAGATCGCGCAGATCCGCACGAACGCCGCGGCGGCCGCAGGGCTGCCGGCCGACATGGCCGAGTTCATCACCGCTGTCGACGCCGACAAGGCGAAGCAGCAGGCCGAAACGCTGAAGTCGCGCATGGCCACCAACGGCGGCGCGGGAGCGCCCGGTGGGAATGACCAGGGCTACCGCCGCCAGCACGCCGCATCGAACAGCGCGGCGGGCCTGGCTGAGGCGCAGCGCCGATTCGGCAAGCCGGCCCAGACCACCCAATCCTGAGAGCGAGAGAGCCATGACCGACATCTCGGTGATGTCCACCCCGTACCAGGTCGAGAACCGTTCGTGGCTGCTGAGCCCGCACGGCACCGATCCGGGTACGACTCCGTCCATCGTCCTCGACGTGTCCGCGTTCACCGCGGGCGTCCACTACCCGAACGGCTACATCCCGTCCGGAACCAACCTGGCGAAGCTCACCGCGAGCGGCTTGTACGGGCCGTACACGGTGTCGAACGAGGTCCAGACCATCACCGAGGGCGGTTCGGGTCTGACGTCGTTCACGCTGACCTGGAACGGTCAGACGACCGCATCGCTCGACGACCAGGCCACCCCGGCGCAGATCAAGGCGGCGCTCGAGGCGCTGAGCAACATCCCGGCCGGTGCGATCACCGTCACGGGCAACCCGGGTGGTGTCTACACGGTGACGTTCGGCGGTGCGCTGGCCGGCACCGACGTCGCCGCGATGACCGCAACACCGACCGGCGGCACGGGCACGGTGACGATCGGGACCGCCACGGCTGGCGGCACAGAGGGTTCCGGCGGCCTCGAGGTGTGCGCCGGTCACCTGTTCTCGTCGGTGAAGGTGCCGAACCCGGCGGACACCACGAAGGACGTCGGCGGCGCGCTGCTCGTCCACGGCTTCGTGAAGCTGTCCAAGCTGCCGTTCGGCCTGAACGCCAGCGGGCAGGCCGACTGCAAGCTCATCCACTACGTGCCCTGACCGGCGCCCTGACAAGCCTCTGACTAGGAGACATCATGGCAATCGTCTTCGACGGCCCGGTCGCCCCGGATGCCATCACCACCTTCGTTCGGGAGGTCCCGACCACGACGGGGTTCGTGCTGGACCAGCTGCTACCGAACCGCTACTTCAACGACAACGAGATCGACTTCGAGGAGCTGACGCGCACCAACCGTGTGGCCCGGTTCCGCACGTACGACGGCCGGCTGCACGTGTCCGAGCGGGACACTGCGAGCACGAAGAAGGTCAAGCTGCCGCCGCTGTCGACCTCGCTGTCCAAGGGCGAGTATGAGCGCCTGCAGCTCGAGTTCTCCCGCACCGGTGGCACGAACAACAACGCGCTCGTCCAGGCGATCTACAACGACGCCGAGAACCTCACCCGCGAGGTTCTCAACCGTATGGAGCTGGCGCGCGGCGACGTGTTGACCGACTTCAAGTTCACGATGATGGGCGACGCGGGTGAGCCGGGCGGGCTCGAGGCCGATTACGGCGCGCCCGAAGGGCACCTGGTCGCGCCGAGCGTTCTGTGGACGGACACCACGAACGCCACGGTCCTGAGCGACCTGGTGGCGTGGAACGACGTCTACACCAACGACCGCGGTTCGGCCGCGGGCGCGGGGTGGACGTCAAACCGGATGTCGCGGCTGATGCAGCGGAACAAGGAAGTCATCGACGCGGTCCACGGCGCCACGGCGGGTCGCACCCGGGTCACGATCGGCGAGCTGAACGCGCTGCTCGAGTCGGAGGGCCTGCCGGCCGTCCGCACCTACGACGCGAAGGTCGACGTGGACGGCGTCACGACGCGGATCATCCCGGACGACCGGTTCCTGCTCACCCCGGCGGACCCGGCCGACCTTGGCTACACCGCGTGGGGAATCTCGGCCACGGCGCTCGAGCTGGTGAACTCGAACCTCGCCGAGCTGTCGTTTGAGAACGCACCGGGGATCGTGGGCGTGGTCGAGAAGTCCGGCCCGCCGTACCGCGAGTTCACGTTCGTGGACGCGGTGGGGATGCCGGTTATCGCCAACCCGCGCGCCCTGATGGTCGCCGACGTCGCATAAGGAGAGCTCACCATGCGGAAGCTGAACACCTACGTGCACGTCGACGGCGTCCGGTACGGACCCTCCGACGAACTGTCGGCCGAGGTCGCGAAGAAGATCACCAACCCGGACGTGTGGGCCGAAGGCTCCGAGATCCCGGTGCCGGTGGCCGACGAGCCGCCGGCACCGCCGGCCGAGACCGATCAGGATCCGAACCGGCCGCGCGGCAACGCGTCCCGGGAGGAGTGGGCCACCTACGCGACCGGCAAGGTCGAGGTGACCGGCCAGATGAACCGCGACGACATCAAGGCGGCCGTCGACGAGCACCTCGCGGCCAAGCAGCAGGGCAAGTAGTCCCATGGCTGCGGTCTACGCCGGCGTCGAGGACGTGCGGAGCGCCTGGAACCGGCCTGTGCCGGAGTCCCGCGTTCCGTACGTCCAGGACAAGCTGGACCGGGCGCACCGGTTGCTGCGGCGGCGTGCGCCCGGTCTGGATGCCCGTGTGGCCGGCGGCCAGCTCGCCCCGGAGGACGTCGGCGACGTCATCGTCCGGATGGTCATCAGGGTGTTGCGGAACCCTGAGGGCTACCGCACGGAGACGGACGGCGATTACTCGTACGGCCGGGACACCCGGTCGGCATCGGGTGAGCTGACCGTCACGGACGAGGACCTGGAGGAACTCGGGTACGGGAAGTCGTCCACCTACGCCGTTTCCAGCACCGACACGGTGTTGGCGACCGCGTGGCGTCGCGACCCGTGCCCACCACGCCGGCCGGAGCTGTGGTGAGTCTGCTCGACGAGGGCAACGAGCTGGTGGTCATCTACCCGATGGTCGAGACCACCGATCCCGAAGAGAACTCGGTGTGGCGCGCCGGCGACGTCGGTGTCCCGGTCATGGGCTCGGTGCAGCCGATCGGGAACGACACGTCCACCGAGGGCGGAACCAGTCAGGTCGTCGACACGACGTACCGGTTCCGGCCGAACCGTGGCGAGACCGTCCCGATCGGAGCGTGGGCGCGGGTCGAGTGGGACGGCCGGACATGGGACCTGGTCGGCGACCCGGGCCGCCACAACGGGTCCGACGCGACCGCGCACCGCACATACCGGATCAAGGCCCGCAAGGCCGCCGGCACCTGATGGCCTGGGTCCACCCGAAACTCAACGACCACGTCGCGCACCTGCCAGAGGTGCTCGAAGCGGTCCGCCAGCTCGCCGAAGCCACGGCCGACAAGGCCAGAGCGCTGCTCGCCGAGCACCGCGACACCGGATCGATGCGGATCGAGGTCGAGTTCGGCGGCAAGACCGACTGGCTCGTCCTGCTCGTCGACGACGACGGAGGCGCGATCGCCGCCGAACTCGGCCACCTCGCACCGAATGGGAAATTCGTCGAGGGCTTGAACATCTTGGGCCGGGCCGCCGACCTGTAGGAGGTGCGATGACCTACCCGCGCATGCTCCCCGACGCCGACAGCTTGGCCCGGCTGCTGCTCGCTGAATTCCTCGGCGACAGCGTTCGGGTCCGCACCGAGCAGGAAGCCGACGCATCCGACCACCTGCCGTTGGTGATCATGATCGGTCGCGGTGGTGCCGACCGGCATCCGCAGTTCGGTGGTCTGTCCATCGTGGACGTGCACTGTATGACCGCCGACTCTCGCCGCGGCTGCGCCGACTTGGCCGAGGCGTGCCGAGTCGGGCTCTGGACGGCCTGGCGTTCCCAGACCGTCACCGCCGAGGGCCACATCTCCCGCTTCCGGAAGTTGTCCGGCCCGCAGCGCATCCCGTCCGGCATGGACGCGGTGTGGCGCAACTTCAGCACCTTCGAGATCGGAACCCGGCCACCCCGGTCGACCTGAGCTTCAACCTGCCTGCAGTCCTGACCACCCCTCATCCACTGTGGAGGAACCATGGCACTCGACGACGACTCCCCGATGGAGGCGGCGGTTGCCCATATTTTCGTCGCTGACCCGAACACCACCCCGCCGACACCGGTCGAGATCGCAGCGCTCACGCTGCCGACACCGACCCTGACCGGGTGGGTCAACTTCGGACACACCAGCCTGGAGAACGACTTCGCGCCGTTCCGTGAGGGCGGCGAGTCCACGGTCCGTGGCAGCCGGCAGAACCCGCGGCTGCGCGAGTCGATCTCGGCGATCGTCGAGGGCATGAACATCAGCTCGATCCAGGTGCTTTCCGAGACGCTGGAGTACTTCTACGGCGGCGGCACCACGCCCGGGGCGGGCATCTTCAACGAGCCGGCCACGAACGTGCCGATCGAGAAGGCCGTGGTGATCGTCTACTTCGACGGCGACGAGGTGGCCGCCCAGTACAAGGCGCGGGCCTCGATCATCGGCACCGGCGCGCTGGGAAACGCAGCCGAGGGCTTCATGACGTTCCCGCTGCGCATGACCTGGCTGCAGGGCACCGAGCCCAACGGCTGGATCGGCGAGCGGTTCGAGGTTCTGGCCTAACGAGACCTCGGCGGCCGACTTGTGCAGGCGGGTCGGCCGCCGGGCCACTTGCAGCCTGCGCCCATCCCTATCTCCGAGAGTGAGCCTGCGATGAAGCCTGCACCCCAGAAGGACGCTCCGCCTGTCGACCGTGCCGCCGAGATGGCCGAGGAAGCCGCTCTGGCGGCAGAGCCGTGGCCGGAGGACTGGCCGGAGATGCGACCGCTGCTGGCGCTGCCGCGCGTCGACCGGGCGGCCATTTTGGACGCCTACGCCGACGTGATCGAGAAGCTGCCCGAACTCCAGGGGCAGCGCGACGAGCCCGAGCCCGAGACCGTCGCCGAGCCGGCCGTCCCGGATCCTGACCGTCCGAAGGGGAACGCCGGCCGCGCGGCTTGGTCCACGTACGCAGCGGACAAGGGCGTCGAGGTCACCAAGGACATGGGTCGTGACGCGATCGTCGCGGCCGTCGACCAGGCGCACCGCGGGCCGGTCGACTTCCGTCGCGTGGCGGCCGCCACGCGCCGCGCGGCCCTGGTGACGCGTGTCGTCGGCGGGTTCGAGGAGGTGCTCGTGCTGGCCGCCGAGGACGCCGACGTCTTCCGTGCGTGGCTGTCCACTGCCGACGACTCGGACGTCCTGTCGATGTTCCTTCGCTACGCGCGTAGGACGCAGGTGGGAAAAGCTTCGAGCTAGGCAAAGAGATCGACCAGTACGGCGACGAGCTGTTGTACGACCTGCAGGGCATCGGCATCAACCTGCTCGACCTGTACCGGTGGGCCACCGGGGTCACGGCCGACCGGGTTCTGCGGCTGCTCCCCCATCTTCCGGAGGGCGGCGCTTACTGGGCGGCCGTCATGGAGTCCACACCAGACAGTGGTGATCGGACAAAGAAGATGGGTTGGCGGAACTGGACGTACGAACGGATGTTGCTCTCCAACATCCTGGACGCCGTCTCCGGAGCGAACTGGCAACGCGGCGGCGGCAAGGGCAAGCGCCCTGATCCCGCGCCGCGGCCCAAGATCCGCAACGCCACTGGCCGGGACGCATTGCGAAAAGCACCCCGAGCAGCACTCCGACGACGCGCAGGAGGTGCTGGCGGATGACCAGTCCGGGAGTCGTGGAACGCGCCAGAATCGGCGTCCGCGCACTCCCGGACACGTCTGTGTTCGCCCGGTCGCTCGAGAAGTACCTGCAGCGGGTCGAGCGCACGCTGCGTGTCGTCCTGCCGGTCGTGCTCGACGACCGCGGGTTCGACGAGACGATCCGCAAGCAGCGGGAGAAGACGGAGAACGCGCCGCCGGTCAAGGTGCCGACCGAGGCCGAGAACCCGATCGACGCGCGGTTCCGGGCGCGGCTGCAGGCCGAGCTGCGAGCCCTGGCCGGCCAGCTGGACCTCCAGATCCCGGCGTCGGCCGACGGGGACAAGCTGCGTGCCGAGTTGGGCGCGCAGATCGCGGAGATCGAGAAGTCGGTCAGGGTGGAGATCCCGACCGACCCGGAGAAGGCGACCGAGCTGCGGCGGAAACTGCGTGAGCAGATCACCGCCGTGCAGGGCTCGATCCCGACCGTCGACGTTCCGGTCAAGGTTGAGAACCCGCTCGACGACGCCTTCCGCAGGCAGCTGCAGAACGACCTGCGGCGGTTGACCAGCCAGCTGGCCATGGAGATCCCGACCACGGCCGACGGTGCGCGGATGCGCGCGCAGCTCAACGCGCAGATCTTGGAGATCGAGCGGACGCTGCGCATCGAGATCCCGGTCGACCCGGAGCAGGCCGACCAGCTGCGCCGCAAACTGCGTGACCAGATCGCCGCGGTCGAGGCGTCGATCCCGCCGTCCCAGGAACCGGTGCTGCGCGGCCGGCTGGAGTCGATGCGGCGCCGGCTGTCCGGGATGGACATCGAGTTCGACCTGGAGATCCGCAACATCGTGCAGGTGACCGCGCAGGTCCTCGCGCTCGGCGGCGCGCTGTCCGGCCTCGGTCTCGCCACGCTCGGCGGCCAGGCCGCGGCCGGCGGGATCGTCACGCTCGCCGCGGCGCTATCCGACGCGGTTGGTGCGGTCGCTCTCCTGCCCGCGGTGGGTGCGGCAGGGGCGGCGGCCATCGGCGCGCTGGTCGTGGGTTTCGAGGGCATCGGCGACGCGATCAAAGCCGATGACATCGACGAGTTCCGCGAGGCCCTGAAGAACCTGAGCCCGGAGGCGCAGGCGACCGCGGTCGCGGTGCGCAATTTGGGGCCGGCGTGGCGCGAGCTGCGCATGGCGGTGCAGGACTCCCTGTTCCGCGACATGGCCGACACCATCACGACGCTCGCCGACGCGCAGCTCCCCGGCCTGAAGACCGCGCTATCCGGTGTCGCGGCACAGCTCAACCTCGGCGCGCGGGAGTGGGTGGCGTTCGCGACCAGCGCGCGCAGCGTCGCCGACACCGAACTGATGGCCTCCAACATCACGAAGGCCTTCGCCGAACTCGCACCCGCCGGCGCCCTGTTCTCCGAGGCCCTGCGCGACATCGCCGCAGTCGGATCCGGGTTCCTACCGGAACTTGCCGGCGGGTTCACGACCATCGCCGAGAAGTTCCGCGACTTCATCTCCAACGCGCGGGAAACCGGGCAGCTCGAAGCGTTCATCCAGCGGGCGCTGGACACACTGACCCAGCTCGGCACGATCATCGGGAACGTCGCCGTCGGGTTCGGCAACATCCTCAGTGCTGGCAACACTTCCGGCGCCGGTCTGCTGGACATCATCGAGCAGATCACCGAGCGGTTCGAGAACTTCACCGCCTCGGCCGCCGGCCAGGAGGCGTTCGGGAACTTCTTCAAGTCCGCGCAGCAGGCCGCCGAAGCGATCATGCCGGTCCTCGAGGACCTGTTCCTGTTGTTCGCCAACGACATCCTGCCAATCCTCGCCGAGATCGGCACGATCGTCGGCCCGTCCGTCTCGGTCGTTCTCAAGGCCATCGGTGAAGCCTTGAGGGTCGCCGAGCCTGGCATCCTGGCGTTCGCCGAAGGGTTCGGCAGCTTCCTCGAGGCGCTGGCGCCTGCCCTGCCCGCACTCGGCGAGCTGGTCGGAGTCCTCGGCGAGTCGCTCGGCACCATCCTCGAGCGCGTCGGCCCCGCCTTCGCCGACGTCGCCGAGGTGCTCGCCGAAAACCTGGCCGAGGCCCTGAGCAACCCGGAGCTGATCGACGGCATCGTCGCGATGGCCGAGGCCTTCGGTGACCTGATCACCGAGCTGGCGCCGATCTTGCCGGACCTGGCCGAGCTGAGTGGCACCATCCTGACCGCGCTCGCGCGGGTGCTCGGGAAGATCGCGCCGGTCCTCGCCGACGTGGTCGAGCAGTTGGTCGACGCGCTGGCGCCCCATCTACCGGACCTCGTCGACGCGTTCCTCGATTTGGTCGACGCGCTGCTCCCGATGATCGAGACGCTGCTGCCACCGTTGCTCGACCTACTGGTGGCACTGGTACCGCTGATCGCTCCGCTCGTCGACTTGTTCGTGGTGTGGACTCAGGTGTTGGGCCCGTTCATCGAGATCCTGGGCCTGGTCCTGGGCCTGGTAGCCGACATCGTCGGCGGCTTGGTCCAGATCGTCGGCGAGTTCGCCAGCGAGGTCGAAGAGCTGTTCGGACTAACCGAGGGCCGATTCCGCGAGGGCACGGGCATCGCGGCCGCGTGGTCGGAGCACCTCGCCGAGTCCACAGGAAGAGTCCAGAAAGAGTTCCAGCGCACAGGCGAGGCCGCGATACAGGCCGAGGAAGACCAGCGTAGGGCGTTCGAGGGCGCGATCGAGGCGGCGTTGGCCGCAGAGAAGGCGATCGTCGCTGCAGAGGCACGCAAGGCCGACAAGATCGCCCAGTACACGGCGCTGATCGCCCGTTACCTCACTGGCGACCTTGGGCGGGCGACCGAGATCGCGAAGGGCAAGTTCGGTGAGCTGCCGACCGCGATGGGTCGCGCCGGCCAGCAGACGGCGAACGAGGCACAGAAGCTCGCGGACAAGGCACGTGAGACGTTCGCGAGGGCCTCGTTCTACGCCTCTGGTGCGTCGTTGGGTAAGGGGTTCGCCGACGGCATCCGCTCGGCCGAGAACGAGGTTCGCAACGCGGCCCGAGCGCTGGCCAAGGCGGCCGCGAACAACTTCCCGTCGTCGCCTGCGGTTGAGGGCCCGTTCTCGGGTCGCGGCTGGACGCCGTATCGAGGGCAGGCGCTCGCGGAGGGGTTCGCCGAGGGCATGTTGAACCGGGTCGAAGCGGTGCGTGCCGCGGCCCGGACGTTGGCGGGTGCGGCGGAGTCTTCGCTCGGGTCGATCCTGCCGGTCGGCGGCGACGGCACCAGCAGCGGCGGCATCACGGTGAACAACTACGGCGCACCGACCGACAGCCTGGACTCGATCGCGGCGAAGACGTCCCGGGTGCTGGCGTGGAACACGAAGCCAGGGGTGACGCCGTGACCACTCCGCTGATGGACGACGTCGAGACCTGGACGATCGACGGGACCGTGTTCGGAACCACGGATGCCGACGGCTGCTACTGGGTGGTCGACACCCCCACTGGGTGGGAGAGCGGCGCGACGCCGAGGTCGGCGCGGACCGCGAAGCCGGCTGCGTCAGGCAGCTACCGGGCGCCGAACTGGCGGGCCGAGAAGGTCTACGTGCTGGCCGGATACGTGGACATCCCCGCCACGCCCGAAGGCCTGCCCGACACGGCCGCAGCTCTGCGGGTCGGGGACCAGCTGCGGGCGCTGTGCGGCAACGAACAGCTGCTGTACCCGCTCCGGCACACCGACGCCCGGAGCGGCGAGGACCGGGTTGCGTTCGTTGAACTGGACGACGAACCGTTGGTGCGGGTCCGCTACGACCGGTCACCGTTGCAAGTGGACTTCTCGCTGCAGTTCGCCGCTCCGGACCCGCAGCGTTACTCGGCCGTCCTGAACACCGCATCGACGCGGCTCGCGCGGGATGCGCCCGGCGGAATCAACTGGGCCAACCTGCAGTGGAACGGTCCTGCCGGAACGACCGGCGTCGTGTGGCAGTCGGGCGCCGGGGAGAACGGGGTGTTCGTCCTCACCAACGACGGCACCGGCTACGCGCCGATCGTGTTCTCCATTCACGGCCCGGTCACCGGCCCGATCATCGAGCGCACCGACACCGGCGAAACGATCGAGTGGACCGGCACGGTCCCGGACGAGTCCGTGCTGGAGATCAACACAGGTACCGGATCGGTAACCCTCAACGGCGGCAACCAAAAGCCCAACCTGGCCCGCGCCGACTTCTTCACGATCCCGCCGCAGTCGTCGATCAACGTCGCGTTCCGCGCGCCGGCGCCATCCCCAGATGCCGAACTCGTCGCGGCGTGGCCGCACGCCTGGAAATAGAGGAGTTCCGCATGCCCCTCGCGATGACCGACGCCATCCCGCTGATGGAACCGGACGGTGTCACCCCCCGGAACAACGCCAGGGACATCCGCACACAGCTACTCGCCAGCCTGTTGCTGCCCGACGCGATCGGACCTGGTGTCCGGCCGGGGATCCTCCCCAGGAGCTACGTCGGGCTCACCACCAACCAGTACGTCGACCTGAAAGTTCTGGCTCTCGGCTCGCCCGACTCTGCGGTGCAGATGTACCCCGGCCGGTGCGTGGTGCACCGGACCGGCCAGGGCCCGTACATCCTCATGCAGGAGACCACGGTCTCGAACTACGACCTGGACGACGCGAACGTCACCAACCCGCGCATCGACGTGATCTTCGCGCGGCTGTACGACCACGCGATCGGCGACAGCTCGGGCGGGCCGCACGGGCCATACATCGATCACGTCAACGGCATCGCGTCCGGAAGTCCCGCCGTGCCAGCCATCCCGACCGACGCGATCCCGATCGCGCAGATCCTCCGACCGGCGAACACCAACGCCGTAACGAGCGGCAACATCACCGACCTCCGCAAGAGCACCAGCCTGAACGGCGCGCCGCGGCCGTTGCTGCCCGGCGACAGCTTGTCCGACCCCGGGCTGTTCGTGTCCGAACGACGCCTTCGAATGGCGACTGCCGCTCAGATTGCCGCCAACACGGCGGTGCCGTACATCGAAGAAATCTGGTGTGCGGACGGCAAATGGAAGCCGACCGTTAACGCGGTCATCGCGCGGAACCGGCGTACGAGCCTGATCACCACCACCGCCACGACCGCCGCCACCGCCACTCGGATCTTCAATACCGCTGGCCAGGTGCTCGCTGGCCGGACCTACAAGATCTCAGGGCGTGGCGTCGTCCGTGGCACCGCGGCGTCGTCCGTGGCAGAAATCCACCTGCGCTACACCACCAACGGCACCGAACCGCTGGTCACTAGCGCTGACCTGCTCGGTGTCTGGACGCGCGCCGAGGGATCCGGTGTCCCTGAGACGGTCGAGTGGTCCGTCGAGTACCCCGCCACCAGCGACCACGAACTACGGGTCATGGCAGCCATCCATGTCGCCATCGGCGGCGGAACCGTCACGTTCGACTGCTCCGCCGCCAACCCGGGCGAGCTGAAGATCAAGGACACGGGCCCGACGATCCCTCTCTCCGGAATTGTCTACTCGCCGTGACCTCGCTGCTCGCGGCGGACTCGCTCGCTGCACCGGACCCGGTCGCGCCGGCCATCCCTCGCCGGGCGTTCGTCGTCGACACCGTAACGGGGCGCATCGTCGGCGACATCCCGTACAGCGGCGTCCCCCGACCGACCTCGGGTATCAACCTGCTCGGTGACCTGCAGGTCACCGTGCCGATCGGAACCAACTCCATCGACAAGGACTCGCTCCGGTCCTACCTGGACCCGTGGCGGTTCTCGTTAGGCGTCTCCTGGGGATCGCACATATTCCAGGCCGGCCCCGTCGTGACCTACGAGTACCAGGACGGTCCCGGCGGCCCGGCAGTCCAGGCGCAGTGTGCCGGGATCTGGGGGCTGTTCACCACGAAACGGGTGCTCGCGAACCCGGCGTGGCTGGGCACCGACATCACCGACGTCGCCGCGGACACGACGCTCGGACCGTTGTCGCTGCACACCATCGCGAAGCGTCTGATCCAGAACGATATGGCCCGCCTCGGCGACCTGCCGATCGTGTTGCCGGCCGACATCGCCGGCACCGAGACCAGAGTGTTTCCCGGGTTCGACCTTGCGTACGTCGGTGAAAGACTCGGGAAGCTGACCCAAGGGCTCGACGCACCAGAGATCGAGTTCCGGCCGCGGTTCACCGACAACACCCACATGGCGGTCGAGTGGGTCATGCGGATCGGCAACCCGCACTTGGGCAACCTCGGCCGGCCGCACAGCTTCGACTACGGCCAGTCCCTTACCCAACTCGGCGAGCAGGTCGATGGGAGCCGCCAGCAGTTCCGCAGCTTTGTGCGCGGCAACGGCATGGAACGCGGACTATTGACCGGTGTCGCCGAGGACACATCGCTCACCGACGTCGGCTGGCCGATGCTGGAGAGCGTCGACGGCAGCCACACCTCCACCATCGAGCTCGCCGAGCTGTCCAGCTGGGCGCAGGCCAACGTGCTGACCTACTGCCGGCCCACCAAGCTGTGGTCGGCCGAGGTCCGGATCGACGGCACCAACGGCCGCAACCAGTTGACCGGGTCACCCACAGTCGACCTGATCGCCAGCGGAGACACCGCTCGGTTCGGGGTTCGGGGCCACGAGTGGATCCCTGACGGCCAGTACGACCAGCGCATCATCGCGATCCAACCGGGACAGTCCACTTCGACCGTGTCGCTCGTGCTGCAGGAGGTGACCGGATGACGCTTCCCATCCCGGGCAACGTCGCCCCCGGCAACGTGCCAGTGCGCGCGGACTCGCTCGAGGCGATCTTCGCCGCGATCCTGGGGCGCCTGTCCGAGGACCAGAGGAGAACCCTCTACAGCGCCGTGATCTCCTCCGGTGGCCTCCGCGTGCAGGGTGGCGGCGCGTTCCAGGTCTCACTCGCGGACGGCGTGCGCACCTTCTACACAGGACCCCTAGTTGCAGGTGGTGTCACCGACTACCAGGGCGTGCAGATGCGGCGCGCCGACGGCACGGCCATCTTCAGCACGTTCCCCGTTGAAGGCGACCCCAACCTGATCGCCTGGGCGTTCTTCGACCACCTGGGCAATGAGGTCATCTCCTCCGACGCCCTGGTCGGCGGACTCGCACGGCCGTGGATCCCCGTTCCGCTCGAGCCGCGGATCTCGATGGCGGCCGGGACGTTCGACTACTACAACATCGCTGCCTCAGCCACTGAACGGACCATGTGGGAAGGCCGGATCCTGTTCGTCTCACATCCGAAGATCGAGGTAGACGGTGTGTGGGGCCAAGCGTCCGGGAGCAACACCACCACGTACAGGCTGAAGGTCGCAGGCACCGAGATCGGGTCCTGGGTGGTTGGCGGCGGCCTAGTGGTCAACCGGCGAGGCCCGTACGACATCTCGGCCTTGATGAACAACTCGTTCGTGGCCGTCACCTTGACGGCTGCGTCATCGGGTACTGGTCAGGTCGCCTGCAGCATCAACGGCTGCGGATTGCGGCAGTCGTGACGTCAGGGACCGGTAGGTCCAGGCGGCTGCGCTTCCACTGGGATCTCGATGGGCGGCTCTGGCTGCGGTCCTGCCTCGGTTGGCGGGAGCGGTGCGACTTCGCCAGGGCCGAGATCGGTCGGGTTGGGGACGACGTTGGCGCCGTCGCTGTCGTAGGGGACGCCGGCAGGAGGAACGTCGGCGGGAACGTCGGCGGGCGCGTCGGCGGGGTTCGGTGCGTTCACGGGACCATCATCCGCTGGCGCGGGCCCGTCCTGCGGTAGCGGCGCGGCCGGCGTGGTGTCGGGCACGGTTGTGGTGGTCACCGGCTCGTCGGCGACGACCTGGCCAGCGGGCCGGGTGTCGGGCTGCTCGGCTGGTGCTTCGCCCGACAGGGCAACACCGACGGCTACGAGCGCACCCGCGGCGAGAGTGAGCACGCCGGTCACGGCGAGGTTCGTGCGTCGCATCAGGTCTCCCATAACTAGCCCACGAAGGGGGCATCTCGCCAGGTATGTCGCCGGGAATGCCGGTTTCGCTACGGGTTCCGGCGTAACGAATGGGGGTCCGGGTGCCGCCGTCGACTCCGCCGTGGCTGGCGATTGTCCTGGCCGTGATCGCGTTGATCGGCGTGATGTTCGGGCCGGCGCTCGCCGAGCGGGTGAAGCGGGGACCGAAACCGTCGGCGGTACCCGATCCGCATGCGGCTGCTGATCGTGCTGACGCGGCGCTCGCGATCGTGCAGGACGCGATGGACGACCTGCAGCGCCGGCTGAACGAACGTGACCGTGAGGTGGCCGAGCTGCGCCGCCGGTTGGAGAAACGACGAAGGGACGACGCGTCGTGAGCGATGAGGACCCGCGCACTCGCGGCCAGCACGCGCTCGACGCGCTCGGTGACGCCATGCACGAGGTGGCCGACACCGCGCCAGAGACCGCGAAGGCAGCAGCACGCGACGAACTCCGGGCGTGGTGGCCGAAGATTGTCGGCGCCAACGCGGCCGTGACGTTGGTGATCGTGGCGCTGATCGGATGGCTGGCCTTCCAGGTTCTTGGGCAGGGCGCGCAGATCGACGACCTGCAGGCCGCGGCCGAACAGGCCAAGCCGCAGGGCGAGGCAGCAAACGACGAACTGGAGCGCCGCGGTCAGGAGCCCGTGGATATTCCGGAGCCCGGCGAGGGCGCGGACCTGGACGTGATCGTGGCGGCGGCGACGGCGAGGGTGTTGGCGTCGATCCCGGATCCGTCGCCGACGGCGGCCGAGCTGGGTGCGGCGATCGCGCGGCATATGGCGACCAACCCTCCGCCCGGCCCGTCGACCGCGCAGCTGTCGGCGACGTTGGCCGGCTACCTGGCGACGAACCCGATCCCGCCCGGTCCACCGGGCGCGGACTGTGATCCGGCGGTGCGGCCTGAGTGTCGGGGTCCGCAGGGCGAGCAGGGCGTCCAGGGTGAGCCCGGAAGGGACGGTGTCGACGGGCGCACGCCGACCGAGGCCGACATTCAGATGGCGTTCGTCGCGTTCGTCGAGGCCAACCCCGATTTCCTTCCGGCCGCGTTGTGCCAGGGCCGCGGCAGCTTCGGTGAAGCCGAGGTCCGTGCGGCCGACGGCGGCACGGTGACCGGCTACCTGTGCATCACGAGCAGCACCCCGCCCGACGACGGGCCGGACCTGCCGATCCTCGGAGGTTGACATGGCGACATCGCAGAACGGATGGCCGACAGACCCACCGCGACGGTCCCGGCTCGTGCCGGGCACGGCGGACGTGCGGGTCACGGTCGCCGACGGGCCCGCCGGCGACGTGCTGATCCATGTGCTCTCTCAGGTTCACGCCCGGGTCGAGTCGCTCGAGCTGGACGGCACGCGGGGCGAGTTGGATGACTGGGGGTACGCCGCCCGGCCGATCCGGGGCGGCACGACGACGAGCAACCACGCGAGCGCCACGGCGGTGGACGGGAACGCCACCCGGCACCCGCTCGGCGTCCGCGGCACGTTCACCGCTCGCCAGGCGGCCGAGATCCGCCAGATCCTCGCCGAGGTCGAACACGTCGTGCGCTGGGGCGGCGATTACCAGGGCCGGCCCGACGAGATGCATTTCGAGATCAACGCCGGCCACGCCGCTGTTGCGCGCGTAGCCGCCCGACTGTCCCAGGAGGACGACATGCCCACCGCTGCCGACATTCTGTACGCGAAGGTCGCCCGCCAGGGCTCCGTGCTGGGTGGCCAGACGTCACTCGCCGCGGTGGTGGCGAACTTCGACAGCGCGGTCGAGAAGGCTGCGGCCCGCGACGCGGCGATCCTCGCGGCGATCTCCGCCGACAAGGACATCACCCCGGCGCAGCTCGCCGAGTTGATCGACCGAGCGGTCGCCGAGCACACCCCGTCCGCCGAGGAGATCGCCACGGCGATCGACGTCGTCCAGCGGCCGCTGATCATGGCCGCCGTTCTGGCGGCGCTCGGCGAGGACAACACCGACCAGGCCGAAGCGATCGTGGACGCGATCGTGGACCGGCTGGCCAACCCCACCACCGAAGGGACCGACGGATGAGCACCACCGCGAAGATCACGTGCCAGGCCAAGAACGTCCAGTCTGAAGGGACCGAGAACGAACAGGTCCAGCTGACGTTCGTGCCGGACTACAACGACGGCCGCAACCAGGAATGGGCCCGGTTCACACCCGCGCTCAGCTTGACCATGACCGTGAAGCCCGAGGTGGCCGAGCAGTTCGAGGCCGGCAAGCACTACACCCTGACCTTCACCGAAGAGGACTGACCCATGCTCGAGCTGATCAGGAAGTACAAGAAGGCGGCCGGTGTGGTGCTCGTCGCCGTGCTGACCGCGGCGGTCGCCGCACTGACCGACAACGTGATCTCCCCTCGAGAGTGGACGGTCATCACGGGGATCGGTGTCTCGGCGGTCGGGACCGCGGTGGTGCCGAACCTGCCGGCCGGCATCGGCGGCTACGCCAAGTCTGTGGTCACGTTTCTGGTCGCGGGCATGGCCGTGCTGACAGTGGTGATCGACGGCGGCCTGACGATGGCCGAGGTGTACGAGGTCGTGCTGGCCGGGCTCGCCGCGCTCGGGATCACCGTGATCCCGCGGAACATCGGCGACTACCGGCAGCTGGCACAGCGGTTCGGCACGCAGGTCGGTGTGCGCACGGCGGATCCGGGCGACGGTCCTCGGCTGGCCGGGGGCTGACCGGTGGCGTCCAGTGTGGCCGCCAGGAACGCG